GGATCATGAGCCCGTCTGCTTACAAGTTTGCAAAGAACATCGCGCAGGTGGCATCGGTTTCTGCCTTGTACGACCTCGGCACGAACACGTTCAACGGCTACCCGGCTGTAGCTACTCCGTACCTCACGGACGCGTCTTCGGGAGTCGGTCAGATGTTGTTCGGTAACTTCCAACAGGGCTGCATCCTCGCCTACTTCGGCGGTATCGACCTCTTGGTTGACCCGTACAGCGCAGCAGGCACGGCGCAGATTGTGCTGCACGTGAACCGTTTCTTCGACTTCGACGTGCGCCAAGCTGGTGCCCTCTCGAAGATCATCGACATCAACGCGTAACTGCAGAGCTGAGCACATAGCAAAGGCCCGGGGCACTCCCCCGGGCTTTTGTATTTTCGGCCCATGATGACAGTGACCATCACCAGCGCGCCAGTGCTCAACGACATCGTGACGGTGGCGGCGCTCAAGGAGTTTCTCCGCGTGGACCACGCCGACGAGGACACGTACATCACCGCCCTGCGGCAGGTGGCCATCACCTACGTCGAGGCTATGACGGACACGCGCCTGGGCGACGTGACTGCGGTGGGCTACATGGACAGCTTCTACCCGACCCGCATCCCCATCGGGCCGGTGGCCTCCATCAGCAGTGTGACCTACCTCTCGACGGCCAACACGCTCCTGACCCTCGACGCCTCGAAATACTACTACGACCTGCAGACGAAACCCGCCAGGCTGCAGTGGGTGAGCCCGCCCGACCTGTACACGGACGCCCTCAACCGGGTGCGCGTGAACATGACGGTGGGCTACGCGGAGGCTGACATCCCGACGCCGCTGTTGCAAGCGGTGCGCCTCATCGTAGGGCACCTCTACGAGAACCGGGTGGAGGAGGTTACGGGCACGATTACCACGCGGCTGAAGTTGGGCATCGATGCCCTGGTCAGCCCCTACCGGGTGCTGCAATGAAGTTTGGCCGGATGGACTCCCGCATCGTCATCGAGCGGGCGACCTTGACCACGAACGCGTACGGCGAGCGGGCGCAGGCGTGGACCACGCTGGCCACCGTATGGGCCGACGTCATCTTCCGCGAGGGGTCCGGCAACGAGGTCATACAGAGCTTGCAGCTTATGAGCAAGCAGCCGGTGCACTTCATCATCCGCTACTCCACGACGGTGGCGGCGGTGACCCCGAAGGACCGGGTGACCTACAACTCAAAAGCCTACAACATCGAGGCCATCCAAGAGATAGGGAGGAACGAGGGCCTGCGCCTCACGTGCACCATACGGGAATGATTCAGGTAACCGTCGACGGCATGGCCGACCTTGAGAAGCGCATCCAACGTGCGGTGCAATTCGGCACGCTCAACAAGCAGGACGCCTCGCGCTCCTACCGCAAGATTTCGCAGATTTTCGTGCGCAAGGCCAAGGCCATGATTAAGCCATACCCGAAGCTCATCGTAGTATCAGGCAAGAAGCGCTCTGCGACCTACGTGCACCCGGGCCAGCTGCGCGACTCCATGGGTACATGGTCACCTGACAACAAGTTCCCGACGGTGCTGGCCGGGCCGCGGGCTAACTACCCGATGAAGCGCAAGGTGCGCGCCAACGCCGACGGCTGGTTCGCCCACATCGTGGAGGAGGGTGATTTCCCGGCAGCGTTCGGCGGCAAGTCATCGAGCCACCCCAACTACAAGGTGATGGAGCGTGCAATGCAAGCGACCGAGGCGCAGATGCGCGCAAAGCTGCAGCAGGAGCTTTCACAACTCTTTAGCAAATACATGCGATGATTGCCGGCAAAGCCATCTACTACCTGCTCACCAACGACGGCCCCATCAGCGCCATCGTGGGCACGCGCGTATTCCCGGAAATTGCAGACCAGGAGCAGACGAAACCCTACGTCGTCTACAGCATCCGCAGCAACGACCCGAGCGACGTGCAGGCGGCACCGTCTGCGCTCGACACGGCGAGCGTGGAGGTGAACTGCTACGCCCTGAGCTACACCGCAGCCATCGACCTGTCGGATGCGGTGCGCACCTGCCTCGACCGGAGGAGCGGCACCTACTCCGGCGTCAACGTGCAGTCGATTCAGTACATCACCGAGGTGATGGACTTCGAGGAACCGCAGCGCCTCTACCGGGTGATGAGCGACTACGAGGTGCGCATTGACCGCAGCAACTACACCCTGCCTGTCACCTCCGCTATACGGCCCGACCTGTACATCCGCGGTGCGGTCTACGATGAGCCGCGCATCCTGGCACTGACCGACGGCGCGGCGTTCACCGTGAACTCGGACGATCACCTGCTGTTCGCCAATTACGCCAGCGCCAGCGGCACAGCAGGAGCGAGCCTGCGTCTCCCGGCCGTAAGCGGCAACGAGGGCCGCGAGATTCGCGTGAAGACCGGCAACCACCTCTCGAACCAGCGGGTGCTCAACATCCGGCCAGCAGCCAGCGACGTCGGAGTCACCATCGACGGCTCGAGCGGTGCGGACATGGACCGCAGCTACGACGGCATCACCGTGCACTGCATCGGTGGACAGTGGTACATTACGCAGCGGAAATCCAAGTAAGGCAAACTCCGTACATTCGGGCCATGATAGTGACTCTCAAGAAGCCCCTGAAGCTCTACGGCTACGAGTGGGAAACGGGCAAGACCGTCGAGGTATCGATGAAGTTCTACCGCATTTTGGTCGCTGGCGAGTACTGCGACGCCCACCCGGACGACGAGTTCTACAAGAAAGCGGCTAAGGCCAAGAAAGCACCCGCGCCGCAGCCTGAGCTCACAGATCAACCCGCACCTGAACCACAACCCGAAAACACTCCCGACTGATGGCACAGACCACTGGCTACCTGAATGCCTCGAGCATTCGCTTCTTCACCGGCACGACCGACGGCACCCACACGGTGGTCGGCGCAGTGACCGAGTGCAGCATCTCCATGAGCACCGACGTGCGCGACATCACCACCAAGACGTCGGCCGGATGGCGCGAAATCCTGCCGGCCCTGAAGTCGGCCAGCATCAACGTCAGCGGCATCTTCGCTGAGGACGCTACCAACAGCTTCAACGCTTTGGTCGCCTACCAAATTGCAGGCACCAAGGTCTTCGCGGTATTTTCAAACGTTGGCGCGACGGCTCTGCCGAACGCAGGCGACCAGGAGTTTGACGTCGCTGGCTACATCACCAGCATCGAGCAGACGGCTGGCTTTGAGGACAACGTCACCTGGTCGTTGACCATGGACCTGACCGGCGCTGTCGTACGTGAGACCATCGTCTGATGCTGGTTGAATTAAGCGGCCGCACCTTCACCCTGCGCGCATCCCTCGGGGCGTGGCGCAAGTTCGAACAGAACACTGGCGTGAAGGTGGCTAACATCGACCAGACAGACGTCACGCGTATCCCGGAGTTGGCCTACTACTTCGCTGAGGCAGGAGCCAAAGCGAACGGCCACACTTGGGACCTGACTGCGGACGACTTCCTCGAGCTTTGCACCATTGCCGACCTTGAAACCCTCACGCAGGCCGTCGCGGCCTTGCTCGGAGGCGACCAAAAAAAAAGCGCGGGAAAGGCAAAGCCTTAAACTGGGACGAACTTGAAGCGACGGGGTTGGGCCAGCTGGGCCTGACCCCGTCTGTGCTTTATGGCCTCACCTTCGCGGAGTTCAACAACGCAGTCACGGGCTTCTTCGAGCTCGAGAAAGAGCGCGACCAGCGCGAGTGGGAGCGCACCCGGTGGCTGGCCTGCCTGCTGCTCAACCCACACACCAAGAAGCGCCTCAAGCCGGAGGACATCGCCGAGTTCCCATGGGAGGCAAAGCGCAAACCCGCTGCGGATGGCTTGGCTATCTTGCGGCAAATAGCAAAGAGCAGTAATGGCTAAACTCGGCGACCTCATAGTCCGCGTAGGTGCGGACACCCGCGAGTTCAACAAGGAGCTCGGCAAGATTCAGCGGCAGATCCGGCAGACGTCGGACAACATCATGGACATGGGCAAAACCATGACCATGGGCGTGACGCTGCCTATCGTCGGCCTGGGCGCTGCGGCCGTGAAAGCCGCCGCCGACCTCGAGACCATGGAGACGCAGTTCATTTCGCTGACCGGCGGAGCTGAGCAGGCGGGCGCCATGGTGGACCAGCTCAACCAGTTTGCTGCGGCTACACCGTTCCAAATCGAGGAGATAGCCGGAGCCGCTCGCCAGCTCTTGGCGGCCGGCACGGACATCAGCCAGGTCAACGAGCAGCTCGGATTCCTTGGCGACATCGCAGCCACCTCCGGAGAGAGCATCGAGGACATCACGGCCATCTTCGCCAAGGTGCAAGCCAAGGGCAAGGTGGAGCTCGAAAACCTGAACCAACTGGCCGAGCGCGGCATCCCAATTTTCACAGCGCTGAGCGAGGCCACCGGCCTGCCTGCCTCATCATTGGGCGCAGGCGCTGTTAGCGTCGAGCAGTTCAACGAGGTGCTGCGCGGATTCGCGGAAGAGGGCGGCTTTGCTTACCAAGCTATGGAGCGCCTCAGCCAGACGGCGGCCGGCAAGTTCAGCACCGCGCTCGACAACCTGAAGCAGGCCGGCGCCAGCATCGGCGAGCTCCTGCTGCCTATGGTTACCAAGGCCATCGACAAGGTGACCGAGATGGCGGCCTCGTTCCAACAGCTTGACGAACGTACCAAGAAGATAATCCTGATCATCGGAGGCATTGCAGCTGCCATCGGTCCGCTACTCCTCGGCTTTGGCGCGTTCAGCAAGGCGCTCGTGGCGGTGCGTGCGGCCAGCCTCGTGGCATCGACGGCAGTGAGGGCCATGACGGTGAGCCTTGCATCTAACCCCATCGGCCTCATCGCAGTGGCCGTCGCTGGCGCGGTGGCTCTCATCATCGCCAACTGGGACGACATCAAGGCCTACTTCACCACCGGCAACGGGGCTAAGGTCTTTGACACCCTCAAGGAGACGGTGAGCGCAGCCATCGAAGCCATCAAGATGGTGTGGTCTGCAGGTGTGGCGCTGTTTCAAATTGTCTGGGACCGCTTTGGAACCCACATCAGCGCCTATATCGGCAACGCGCTCGACCTCATCATGGGCATCTTTCGCGGTGCATTCGGGATCATCGGCAACCTGCTCAACGCATTCACCTCGCTGTTCACCGGCGATTGGATAGGATTCTTTGGCAGCCTCGCAAACATCGGCCTGACCGTTATGCAGACGGTGGTGCGCACCGTCATCGGTGCCTTTGAGCAGATTTCCGGAGCTGTCGACATGGTGCTGGCCGCGGTTGGCGTGGATAGCAACATCGCAGGCTGGCTTAACGGCATCCAAGCTAAGGTTGACGGCTTTTTTGATAGCGTTAAATACAAGGGCGACAGCGCCGCAGCCGCGACCAGCGACTTCGGCAAAGCGCTTGAAGCTGTCGTGCCAGCGGCTACGGCTACGGCTGGGGCCATGACTGCCGCGACCGATGCTACCAAGGATGCGGAGAAAGCTGAGAAGACCTACAAGGATGTGCTTGCCGAACGGCTGTTCCTGCTGCAGGCAGAGCTTGCAGTATCCGGCGACTACGAGGCCTACCTCGACGGGCTGAAAGGCGCATACAATGACGCGGCTGTGGCGGCCAAGCTGCTTGGCGAGAAAGAGCGCAGCGCGCAGCTGGCTCGCATGGCTACCGGCCAAGGCCAGGCGCCGATGATTGCGCCAGGGCAAATCCCGAACCCGGCCCTTGACAACCGCGGCCTCATGGCGCCCGGCGCTACCGTCGCCGACACCGGCCTCGCGGACCAAGAGTTTGCAGCGGCCAA